TATCAATCCAATCGTAATGAAAAAAATTATATTTATAGTAGTAATACTTTTAGCATCGTGTTCTTCAAGAAAAGTATTGGTTGACAAAACTGATATAAAGAAAGATAGTATTGCGGAAACAAAAGTAGTAGTTACAAAAATAGATACTGTAAATAAAACAGATTCTACAAAAGTAATTATAAATACTGATAATAGTGAAATTGTTATAACACCTATAGATTCAAGTAAAACAATTATAGTTGACGGCAAAAGTTATAAAAACGTTGTTTTAAAGATTAAAAAAAATAAATCTAATACATTATATACAAATAACAAAAAAGAGGTTAATATTAGGCGTATTGACTCCGTAGCAGTGTCTACAGTAAAAACAAAAGAACACCAAGTTGGTAAAACAAAAATAATTGATAAAGAACAAAATTATTGGTTTTTATTTTGGTGGATATTATTAATATTAATTATATATTTATTATGGCGAAACAAACAACGACTGTTCAACGTGTTGTAAAAAATATTGCAAGGCCAGGCATTCATGCTAAAGCTAAAACATCCAATTTAAAAACATCTAAAAATTATAAGAAGTTATCTAGAGGACAAGGATAGGTAAAAAAAAATAAAAACAGGTGATATATAAGTTATATCAATTTAATCAAATAAAATTATGTCAGACGCTATAGTCAAAAACTTAAGTTTCGGAAAAGAAGCCAGCGATAAAGTATTTGCTGGAATAGAGAAACTAGCCAAGGCGGTTAGTTCTACATTAGGGGCAAGTGGTAAATGTGTTCTTTTAGAAGACACGGCTGGTAGACCTATAATTACAAAAGACGGCGTAACAGTTGCGGATTCTATTATATTGCTGGATCCTGTAGAAAATATGGGAGCTACACTATTAAAAGAAGCAGCAAGGAAAACCGTTAGAGAAGCAGGGGATGGAACAACAACAGCAACAGTATTAGCTCATGCTATTTTAAAGAATGCTTACAAGGTTGAAAATCCTAATGAAAGAAAAATAAAAGAAGGTATAAACTCAGCAGTAGATAAAGTAATAGATTATCTAGAAAAGATTAGTATAACTGTTGATGATAATATGTTGGATCAAATTGCAACTATATCCACTAATAATGATCCTGAATTAGGCAAGTTGGTTGGGGATGCGTTTAGATCTGTTGGAAATACAGGAGTTGTAATGATGGAGACGTCATCTAATCCTGAATGTAGTTTAGAATTGGTCGAGGGTATTCAATGTGATATGGGATTAAAGAATATGCATTTTGTAACTAACCAAAAAAACAAAACCGCTGAACTAGATAATCCATTAGTATTATTAGTTGAATCGCCAATAGATAATATAAGACAAATACAATCAATATTAGAATATGTTATAAAGAATAACAAGTCATTACTTATAGTTGGAGATATGGAAGCAATGCCATTATCTACATTAGCAATGAATAAGTTAAAGGGTAACATAAAAATAAATGTTATTGATGCTCCTACATTTGGAGTGAATAGAAAAGAAATATTTGATGATCTAGCATTACTTACAGGAGCAACTGTAATCAATGAAGATCTTGGTGATGATCTAGATTTAATACAACCAGAATTACTTGGTACTTGCGTTAAGAGTATCACTAGTCAAGAAGAAACAATATTACATATAAGTGAAACACCTGAAAAGGTATTGGAGATAATAGATGATATTAAAAAATCTTTATTAGAAAATCCCACGGCTACAAAAGTAATAAAGTTAGAAAAAAGATTAGCAAGATTAACAGGTAGAATTGCTTTAGTTAAAGTTGGTGCTAATTCAGAGATAGAGTTAAAAGAAAAAGCAGATAGAATAGAAGACGCTATTTGTGCGACCAAGGCAGCGATTAAAGAAGGTATTGTGCCAGGCGGGGGAGTTGCTTTATTAAATGCCTCTTATAACATAGATACCTTCTCACTTGGTGAAGAAATATTGCTAGATTCTATTAGAGCACCATTTAGCACTATATTAGATAATGCAGGTATTGAAGAAGTGCCACATAATATTATAGCAGGCATAGGTTATGGCCTTAATGTTGTAACAGGTGAAACTGTTGATATGATTAAAGCAGGAATAATTGATCCATTGCTTGTTACTAAAAGTGCATTAAGAAATGCAGCATCTGTAGCAACAACTATATTATCGACTGACTGTGTAATTAATAATTTACGTGCATAATGAAAGCAGTTGGTAAAAGATTAATTATAGAAAAAGTAAAAGAAGGCACTACGGAAACAAAAGGAGGTCTTCTATTAGCTGAAAATCACAGAGAAGATATTAGATATATAGAAGCCAAAGTTATTAGTGTTGGCGATGAAGTAGTAGGTGTTAAAGAAGGCGATAGTATATTTTATGACAGACATAATGGACATAAGATAGAGCCCAGTAAAGAAACTTATTACGTTATACGGTTAGACGATGTTGTAGTTGTATTATGAGCCGTTTAGAACCTTCAGATATTAAAGATATAGGTTTATTAAAACACTATAGAATAATACGTAGATGGGCTTGCAGGAATAATAATTTAACAGATGCGGATTTAGAATTACTAATCTATTTTGATTGTATGGAATTTTTTACCAAACAAGATTATAAAATAGGTACTTATGCTTACAGTTGGGACAATAAACGCTGGAACAATTTATTAAAAGAAGGGTGGATAGTGGTTTGGAGAAATAGAAACCATACAACCCAAAAATACAATATATATAAAGTTTCATTTAAGTGTAAACAACTAATAAGTAGGATGTACCGTATAATGCTTGGCAAAGAAGATCTGCCTACAAGTCATAGAAATATTATAATGAGTGGTAAAACTCATATGGATAAACTTAGGATAACCGCTATAGAAAACGTAAATAAAGATAAAACAAGAACAAATTATGAAGATGATTAATCCTACACCTATAAATCCAAAAGGGTTTACAAACATGAATAATATACAGGGTATGTATGGTGCGCAAGTCCCAAATACATTTACAAGAGATGTTAATCCTATGGCAGGCATGACTCCTCCTATGGAACCCGATTATTCAAGCGTTCCAATTCCTCCGCCAGCTGGAGTTGAAACCCCTATAACGCCAAACTATAATATAAATAATCAATAATTATGAACTTAAACGCGAAAAAACATCCGATGAGCGCTCACGACAGAGAAGCTAAATTATCTGGAGTTGGAGCTAACGCAATATGGAATGGTCCATTTGACACAACGGCATTGCCAAAAGGCAGAGGATCTAGTTCGGGCAAAGATGGTATTGTATTCAATAACGTTAAACCTGTTTGTGATCCAAGAGCAATAACCCAACGAGCTAAAGGAAGATACTAAAATAAAAAAAATATTAAAATAAATAATAACCAAACCTAAAACTAAAAACAATGTTCAAATTTATCTCAATTGCTACTACAGTTAGTGGCGCACAACCAATCCTTTTTAATGTAGCGGATATTACAGCAGTGTCTTGGCTTACTGCAACTACATTTGTTATTTATACAGGGTCAGTAAAACACACTTTTACTACAAGTGCCGCTGGTGCTTCTACTACTGTTGCTGCTGTAAACACTGCTATTTTTGCTCAAGGACCAACTTTAGTTCCTGTTGCAATTCCTGCTGGCGTTACTATTGCTGCTTTACCAGTTGTTGCTCCTGTAGCATAATATTAATTTAAATTCCCTATAGATATACTTTTATAGGGAATTTAATAATATTTATTATTTATATGTCTTTTAAGATGAAAGGGTTTCCATATAATGTGGATAATACTCCTGTTTATAGTACCGATATGGACGGCAATATTTTAGGTATGGCGCAATCTAATGGAACTATATTAGTGAATAAAAATATATCTCCTTTAGAATTAAAAAAGAATAAAACTATATCACACGAGAAAGTACATATAGATCAAATGAAACGTGGAGACCTGGATTATAATGATTCACACGTTATCTGGAAAGGCAAGAAGTATCCGCGCTCTAAGATGAAAGAAGGGGCTAAAAATCTGCCTTGGGAAAAGGAAGCTTATAAAAAGCAATAAATACGCGTAATAATAATAATATATAACTTTAATTTAATATATTATGAAAAAAGTAATCTGTATTATCGTATTTTTAGTTTTTAATTCTTATGTTCAAGCTCAAAAGCTTACTAAGGATTTTCTAGTTGGAACATGGACTTCCGACACCGTACAAATAGATTTTTCTATTATAAACAAGAATGAACTTAATATTTCATCATTTTCTTATTTAACTGGAAATTACTTTAAAATATTAGGTTACCAATTTGATAAAAATAATTTCTATTTAGATACATTACACGAACCTAATGATTGGGAAGCTTTAGGTAAATTTATAGTTGTAGATCAAGATACAATGGTTGCTAATTATGTTAGTGACGCTCCCGGGCCCGTAATTTATAAAAGACTAATAAATAAAAACTAAACAAAATGAATACTCCTTTTAAAATGAAACCAGGCAGAGGTAATATGCCAAAAACAGGAAATGGATTGCCTACGCCACTAAGACAAGATCACGGCGGAGATATTGAACTTACCGAAAGATACACAAAAGGTGTAAAAAAATACGAAGAGAATAGAAAACAAGGAAAAACGCCAAGCGGTATGAAAGTTGATCCTGTGTCTGGATTTTCAACTCCAAACTTGCCAATGCACAAAGTAGTTAAATCTGGAACTTTTGTTAGAGAGTTAGATTCTAAAGGCGGTGTTGTAAGAGAAGAGCAGCAAGATTCTAGAGGCAATACGTCTTTTTACGCAAATGTTGAAAAGCGTAATGCTGATGTAACTAAAAGACAGACTGCTAATGCTAGTCTTTATAATGCTTTTGGTGGTGGAACATCTCCAGATAAATTATCTGAAAGTCAAAAGCAATCTTTAGTCTCTACTAGTAAGGCAAAAAAGGTTCCGGCACAAATGAGAAAATATTAAAATGAAAAATCTATCTATAAAAGGTTATAAAAAAAATAGTCCTGATAAAGATAGACCTTATAATGTAATACCTAGCGGGGAAATCACTATGAAAAATGTGGAGTTTCCCGTTTTAGGTATAGATAATAAAGGTAATTCAAAAGTAATGAAACCAGGTAAAGATTATAGTTATCCGGGTGATACTGTATTAGAGATACCTATGAAGAAATCAACAATATATAATAGAATATTTAAAAAATAAATTATGGGACAATACGGTAATCAACCAGATTTTGGAACAACGGTAGCAACTCTAGATACTTTAGGTGTAGATACTCCTTTTCCACCATCCGCAATATATGTAGGACAAACTACAGATAATGCAGCATGCAGTTTTGAGATTCTTCCTGTTGGAAATAATGGTGGATGGGTATCAATAAACGGCATATCAGCGGGCACCTTTTTGCCAATAGTTGTAACTCAAATGCGAGCATTGACGGATGTTGTCAAAGAAGATATACTTTTATATAGATAATAAAAATAAACAAATAATTAAATCAAATGGAAAACACAAACAAAATTACAAAAGAACAATTAGAAACTATTGTTAATCAACAAAAAGACATGAATGCTTTGTTATCTAATATAGGATTATTAGAAACACAAAAGCATGGATTCTTACACCAAATTGCAGAAGTAAATAAAAGAGTAGAAGAATTCAAAACAGAACTACAAGCAGAATATGGAGATATTAATATTAATATCGAAGATGGCTCTTATACTTATATAGATAAACATGAAGAGGTTAAATTAGAAAAAGTTGAATAATGAGTTCTGTTATTAGAAAAATAAGTATAGGTACAGACTATAAAAATGAAGCAATGCATTACTCCGTAGGCCAAAACGTTTACGGAGGCCATGCAATATGTAACATTATATTTGACGATAATGATACATCGTATAATATATATATTAAAAAAGAAGATGAAGTTATGCCCTGGAAGAAATTTAATTCTAATATGGCTGTTTCAGTTGAATACGATTTAGAATATTAATGAGAAGTATATTTAGTTTTATTGTAAAACCAGTAGGTGAAAGATACAACAATAAAGTTAAGGTTGCGGATAAAGAATTAATAGTTAACACTAAAATTGAAAGTTTTAAATCCGTAAATAATCTAGCGGAAGTTGTTGCAATACCTTTAGCTTATTCAACTGATATTAAAGTTGGGGATATAGTTGTAATTCACCATAATGTTTTTAGGGTATTTTATGATATAAGAGGAAATAAAAAAAATAGTAGATCATACTTTATGGATGATTTATATTTTTGTGACCTAGATCAAATATACTTATATAAGAATACCGGTAAATGGAAAGCATTTGGAGACAGGTGTTTTATTAAACCAATTAAGAATAAAGACTATTTAAACATATCTAAAGAGCAAAGGCTTATTGGTATATTAAAATACGGAAATAGTTCCTTAGAAGCGCTTAAAATAAACGAGGGAGACCTTGTTGGATATACTCCTTACGGGGAATTTGACTTTGTTATTGATAAACAAAGACTTTATTGTATGAAATCTAATGATATTGTAATTAAATATGGACATAAAGGAAACGAAACAGAATACAACCCAACTTGGGCAAAATAATTGGATTGTTTATAGACATATAAGAAACGATAAAAATATGCCGTTTTATATTGGTATAGGTAAAGATATTAGTAGACCATATAATAAAAGAAGTAGATCCAAATTTTGGAAAAGCATAATTGGCAAGACAGAGTATACTGTAGAAATTCTTTTTGAAGATTTAACAAAAGAACAAGCAATAGATAAAGAAGTAGAGTTTATAGAATTATATGGCAGGGTTGATTTAAAAACAGGCACTCTTTGTAATATGACTTGTGGAGGCGAAGGCACTGGAAAACTGAATGAAGACTTAGAATTTATTAGAAGAAGAAAAATAATTTCTACTTTAACTGGCAGGAAAGTTTCTGAAAAAGCTAAAATGAATAATTGCTTAAGCAAAAGAAATAGGATGCCAGTAATAATTAATAATATTGAGTATCCTTCTTTAAGAAAAGCAGCATTAGCACTAGGAGTCCATAAGAATACTATAAAAAAATTATATTATATTAAATAAAATGGATATTAAAGAAACAAAAAATAATATCATAAAAGCTGGGCACAAAGCAGTTCTTGAATTAATTAAAGTTGCAGAAGAAGCTATCTTAGATAATGGGGATGATGATTTATCCGCAGATAAATTAAAGAATGCTGCTGCAACAAAAAAGTTAGCCATATTTGATGCTTTTGAAATTCTAAGTAGAATACAGGATGAAACCCGTATGCTAGAAGAAGAAGATAAAGATCCTACAATAAAGACTTTTAAAGGTTTTGCAGAAGGGAGATCTAAATAATGTACGAGCAAACACTTTATAAAATACTTCCTGACTACGTAAAACAATCGGTGATTAAACAACAAAACCGATATAATAGATGGAAATACGGTTATAATAAGGAGCATGATTTAATTATTATAAGCAAAACAGGTAAGATTGGAGAAATATACGAGATACAGAATTTAAGGATCGCTTTACCTTTAATTGATGAATCTTATAAAAGAGCTCCAAAGAAAGAAGAACAATATTGGGAACAATTAAAAATACCAAAAGAACTTGAAAAAATAAAAAGTGTATTTGATTGGAATAAATATCCAGATCATTTCAAGGAAAAATGGTATGATTACGTAGATAACGAATTTAAACGCAGAGAAGAAGGTTTCTCATTTTATAATAATGGAGTTTCTACATATATAACTGGTACACATTATATGTACTTGCAATGGAGTAAGATTGATGTTGGGGCACCAGACTTTAGAGAATCAAATAGATTATTTTTTATATTTTGGGAAGCTTGTAAAGCAGATCCAAGATGTTATGGAATGTGTTATTTAAAGAATAGACGTTCCGGGTTTTCTTTTATGTCATCAGCTGAATTAGTTAATCAAGCTACTATATCAAGTGATGCTCGATTTGGAATCTTATCAAAAGCTGGAGCAGACGCTAAAACAATGTTTACAGACAAAGTTGTTCCAATCTCTCTTAACTATCCTTTTTTCTTTAAGCCCATACAAGATGGTATGGATAGACCAAAAACAGAACTTGCATATAGAGTACCTGCTTCAAAGTTTACAAGAAGAAAATTAGATAGTCAAGAAAATCCAGAAGAACTTGAGGGCCTTGATACAACAATAGATTGGAAGAACACTGGAGATAACTCCTATGATGGTGAAAAACTTAAATTACTAGTTCATGATGAAAGTGGTAAATGGTTAAGACCTGATAACATATTAAATAACTGGAGGGTTACTAAAACCTGTTTAAGATTAGGTAGCCGGATTATTGGTAAGTGTATGATGGGTTCAACCTCGAATGCTTTAGATAAAGGAGGAGACAATTTTAAAAAACTATATTATGCTTCAGACGTCACGAAAAGAAACCGCAACGGCCAGACTAATTCAGGATTATATAGTTTGTTCATACCTATGGAATGGTCGTACGAGGGATTCATTGATACTTATGGAATACCTGTCTTCGACACTCCAAAAAACCCAATCAAAGGAATTGACGGGAACGAAATAGATTATGGTGTTATTGAACACTGGCAGAATGAGGTTGATGGTTTAAAAACTGATTCTGATGGATTAAACGAATATTATAGACAATTTCCAAGAACGGAACAACACGCTTTTAGAGATGAGACAAAACAATCTTTATTTAACCTTACGAAAATATATGAGCAAATTGATTATAATAATGATCTAAGGAATACTAATATATTAACTAAGGGTAATTTTCAATGGGAAGGTGGTATACAAGATACCAAAGTTATATTTTATCCAAACAAAGATGGTAGATTTCTAGTATCGTGGATTCCTCCTTATCATTTACAAAATAATATAATATTAAAGAATAGTATGAAATATCCTGGTAATGAGCATATTGGCGCATTTGGTTGTGACCCTTATGATATATCAGGAACAACAGATGGTAAAGGATCTAAAGGAGCTTTACACGGATTAACTAAATTCTCAATGGAAGATGCTCCATCTAATACATTCTTTTTACAATATATATCAAGACCTCAAACGGCTGAGATCTTTTTTGAAGACGTGCTTATGGCGTGTATATTTTATGGTATGCCAATATTAGCGGAAAATAATAAACCAAGATTGTTATATCATTTTAAAAGAAGAGGTTATAGAGGATTCTCTATGAATAGACCGGATAGAATATTTAATAAACTATCTGCAACAGAAAGAGAAATAGGTGGAATACCAAACTCGTCACAAGATATAATGCAAGCGCACGCTGCAGCAATAGAAACTTATATAGAAGAATATGTAGGTTTAAATGAAATGGGTTATGGAACAATGTATTTTCAGGATACATTAGAAGATTGGGCAAGATTTGATATAAATAAAAGAACTAATCATGATGCTTCTATTAGTTCAGGATTAGCGATAATGGCTTGTAATAAGAACAAATATATGCCAACTGAAAAAAGAGAAATAGTGTCTGTCCCTTTAGGTTTTAAGAAATATAATAATCAAGGAACTACATCAAAAATTATTAAGTAAATGAATATATACACAAATCCAAATAGCGCTTTCCCTAGTCAGGTTGTAGATGATGCTACTAAGGCTTCCGAAGAATATGGATTACAGGTATCTCGAGCTATAGAACAGGAATGGTTTAATCAAGGGAGGACTAGCGGTAATAGGTATTTAACACATTGGAATAATTTTAATAGATTAAGATTATATGCAAGAGGAGAACAATCCGTGCAAAAATATAAAGATGAGTTATCAATTAATGGTGATTTATCTTATTTGAATTTAGATTGGACACCTGTTCCTATATTATCAAAGTTTGTTGATATAGTTGCTAATGGAATTTCTCAAAAAACATATGACGTAAAAGCATTCGCGCAAGACCCCGAGTCTGTTAAAAAGAAAATGGATTATGCAACGTCTTTGCAATTTGACATGATCAATCAGCCAATAATCCAAGACGTATTACAAAAGACTGGAACTAATATATCTAAATCAAATGTACCTGCTGAAGATTTACCAGCATCTCAAGAGGAATTAGAATTACACATGCAACTTTCTTATAAACAATCTATTGAGATTGCTGAAGAGGAAGCAATTAATACAGTGTTAAAAACTAATAAATATGATCTTACTAGAAAGAGACTAAATTACGATTTAACAACTATAGGTATTGCGGCAGTTAAAACATCGTTTAATAAATCAGAAGGGATTGTTGTTGATTATGTAGATCCTGCTTACTTAGTTTATTCATATACAGAGGACCCTAACTTTGAAGACATTTACTATGTTGGAGAAGTTAAAGCGGTAACAATACCAGAATTAAAAAAAGAATTCCCATATATATCAGAAGATGAACTTCTAAAGATACAACAAATGCCTGGTAATAGACAATATATTCAGGGCTGGGGTAACTATGATGAGAATACCGTACAAGTATTATATTTTGAATATAAGACTTATATGAATCAAGTATTCAAAATAAAACAAGGAGATAATGGATTAGAGAAGGTTATTCAAAAGACTGATTCTTTTAATCCACCCCCAAATGATAACTTTGAAAAAGTATCAAGAACAATAGAGGTATTATATACTGGAGCTAAAATTATAGGTACAGATATGATGCTAGAATGGAAGTTGTCAAATGATATGACTCGTCCGCAAGCAGATACCACAAGAGTTAAAATGAATTATACTATTGCTGCTCCTAGAATATACAAAGGTAGAATTGATTCAATTGTTACTAAATGTATTTCTTTTGCGGATATGATTCAACTGACTCATTTAAAACTGCAACAAGTTATGTCAAGAGTAGTACCTGATGGGGTATTCTTAGATGTAGATGGTTTGATGGAAGTTGATTTAGGCAATGGAACAAAGTACAATCCAGCAGAAGCATTAAATATGTATTTCCAAACTGGTAGTATTGTAGGTAGATCTTTAACTCAAGATGGCGAAATAAACAGAGGTAAAGTACCTATTCAAGAATTAACAACATCAAGTGGTCAAGGCAAGATACAAAGTTTAATACAAACTTATCAGTACTACTTGCAGATGATTAGGGATGTTACAGGACTTAACGAAGCCGTTGATGGCAGCAAGCCAGATTCTAATGCTTTGGTAGGATTACAGAAAATAGCAGCGAACGCTTCTAATGTGGCAACCCGTCATATAAAAGACGCAAGTATATATTTAACCACAAGAATATGCGAGAATATATCATTACGAGTTGCTGATTGTTTAAATAATCCTTTAACTGCAAATTCATTAAAACAAAGTATATCAACTTATAATGTAGAGGTTTTAAAAGAAATCGAAAGTTTAAATCTGCATGACTTTGGTATTTTCTTAGAGATTGAACCAGATGAAGAAGAAAAAGCGCAGTTAGAACAAAACATACAAGTTTCTTTGCAAAACCAAGGAATTGATTTAGAAGATGCTATTGATATAAGACAAGTTAGAAATCTTAAATTAGCAAATCAATTATTAAAGTTAAAAAGAAAAAAGAAACAAGAATTAGTACAACAACAACAATTAGCGAATATACAAGCACAAGCAGATGCTAATTCACAAAATGCTGAGAAAGCAGCGTTATTTGAAGTGCAAAAACAACAAGCATTAACACAGGAAGCAATTAATATTGAGCAAGCTAAATCACAATTTGAAATACAAAGATTACAAACAGAAGCTCAAATTAAAAAACAATTAATGGCAGAACAATTTAATTACGATATGCAATTAGCGCAATTAAAGGTTCAGGCGGACACAAATAAGTTCAATCAACTAGAAGATAGAAAAGACGAAAGAACTAAGATACAAGCCACTCAACAGTCAGAATTAATAGATCAACGTAAGAATGACTCTTTACCAAAAGACTTTCAGAATAGCGCAGAGAATTTAATGAATGATTTAGGAGGCATGTTACAAATGGAATAAACTTATTAACCAATTTTATATTATTATATTATGTCACAAGAAGTAAAACAAGAAGGAGAATTTAAATTAAAAGCAAGGAAACCTTCACCAAAAAAATTAACCAAAACAGATGAACCTATTAAGGTTGATTTAACACAAAAGCAAGAAGAGCCAATAAAAGTAGTAATCCCTAAAGAAGAAACAGATGCCATTCAAGAGCAAAGCACAAATGAAAGCATGTTACGCGATAAACAACCCGAGCTGGGATTGCAAGAAGTGGGCGAAGGAAACCAAGGGGCCACTGAAGATGTTATTGAAGAAATATTCGAACAAGAAATAAAACAAGAGGTTGCAGACATTAAAGAAGAACTGCAATTTCATACTCAAGAGCAAACAAAGAATAATGTAGAATTACCTGAGAATATAGAAAAGTTAGTTTCTTTTATGCAGGAAACTGGTGGAACTATCGAAGATTACGTTAGATTAAATGCGGATTATTCAAATGTAAATAATGTTGCTCTATTAAAAGAATATTATAAGAATACAAAACCGCACTTAGATGCGGAAGAAGTGGAATTCTTATTAGAGGATAAGTTCTTCTTTGATGAGGACATCGACGATGAAAGAGAAATTAAACTAAAGAAGTTAGCTTTTAAAGATGAGATTTCTAAAGCCAAAACTTTTTTAGAAGAAGCAAAACAAAAATATTATGCAGAAATCAAGGCAAGACCTGGGGTTAATGCAGAACAACAAAAAGCTGTTGATTTTTTTAACAGATATAATACCGAGCAAAACAAAGTGGCTCAACAACAAGATACGTTTAAAAAACAAACGTCTAGTCTTTTCAACAACGAATTCAAAGGTTTTGAATATAACTTAGGTGAAAAAAGATTTAGATACAATGTTCAGAATCCAAATCAAGTTGCCGAAACTCAATCAAATATACAAACCTTCATCGGAAAGTTTCTGGATAAAGAAGGCAATGTATCAGATGTACCGGGTTATCACAAGGCTTTGTATTCAGCAATGAATGCTGACAAAATAGCTGCTCATTTTTATGAACAAGGAAAAGCTGACGCTGTTAAACAAGTTGTTAGTAATTCCAAAAATCCAAGTATGGATGCTCCTAGAACCGCTGGCGAGCCATTTATTAATGGATTTAAAGTTAAATCTATAAGCAGTGAGGATACCTCTAAATTAAGGATCCAAACAAAAAAATTTTAACAATTAAAAATTAAAAACTATGGCAAATGTAACGCCTTCATTCGGTTCAATTAAACCGTCTCAAAAACAGCAAGCATTAGAAACTAACTATTTAAATTTTACGGATCCATCAAATCCTAATTTTTCATCTTTTGCACAACAATACTTACCAGAAATCTACGAGCAAGAAGTAGAGAGATATGGTAATAGAACTTTATCTGGCTTCTTACGTATGGTAGGAGCTGAAATGCCAATGTCTTCTGATCAAGTTGTTTGGTCTGAACAAAATAGATTACATATTGCTTACAAAGATGTGACTTGTGCTTCTGCTACAACTTTAACTTTTGTTACTGGTGGTACTGGATCTGCTTTTGTAAACAACGTTATTTCTGTTGGACAAACTTTAGTAGTTATGAGTCCTTCTACAGGAAAAGAACTTAAAGTTTATGTTACTGCTTCTACTGCTGATGCTGCTACTGGAACTGGCGGAGCTACAAACCCAGCTGTTATTACTGTTAAACCTTATACTCAATTAGATTTGACTACAGGAGCTGGTAATACTGTTAACTTTGCTTCTGCAACAGACCTTAAAATCTTTGTTTATGGTTCTGAATTCAAAAAAGGGACTACTGATGCTACTTTAAACTCAGTTACACCTTCATTTACTCAATACAGTAATTCTCCAATTATTGTTAGAGAAAAATACCAAATTTCTGGTTCTGATACTGCTCAAATTGGATGGGTTGAGGTTGCTACTGAGGACGGGGCTTCTGGATACTTATGGTATTTAAAAGCAGAATCTGAAACAAGATTGCGTTTTGAAGATTACTTAGAGATGTCTGTAATTGAGGGTGAATTAGTAGGAGGTGGATCTACATTAGGATCTAACCAAATTAAAGGTACTCAAGGTTTGTTCTCTGCTGTTAAAGAAAGAGGTAATGTTGTAAACAACTTCTCTGCCGCTAGTGGACTTAATGATTTTGATTCAATCTTGAAAAACTTAGATACTCAGGGAGCTATTGAAGAGAACATGTTATTCTTAAACCGTGCAACTTCTCTTGACTTTGATGATATGCTTGCTTCTTTATCTTCTGGCGCAGCAGGTGGTGTAGCTTATGGTTTATTTGAAAACTCTGAGCAAATGGCATTGAACTTAGGATTCTCTGGTTTCCGTCGTGGATCTTACGATTTCTACAAAACTGATTGGAAATACTTAAATGACGCATCTACTCGTGGAGGTATGGCTACTTCGTCTATTGACGGTATCCTTGTTCCTGCTGGTACATCAACTGTATATGACCAACAATTAGGTACTAATATCCGTAGACCATTCTTACACGTTCGTTATAGAGCTAACCAAGCTGACGATAGAAGAATGAAATCTTGGATTACTGGATCTGTTGGAGGTGCTTATACTTCTGATCTTGATGCAATGCAAGTACACTTCTTATCTGAAAGATGTTTAGTTACTCAAGCAGCTAATAACTTT